CGACATTTTCAAGATTGACGTCGGCGTGTCTATTTCTTGAGAGCAATCTCCAGCAGTAATTGATCTAAACGCGCCTCAATTCGAGACACCTGATCCTTGAGACTGTTGCCACCATTCGGAGACAATTCCCGCATGATCGACTTCACCATGAATCTCATTGACGAATAGATGGCAGTGAGCACCGCAAGAACAAGCCCACCCACCGCCGTCCATTCGCCTACACTCACTTCTTGCTACCGAATGCCACGTCTTTAGGATTAGCCCATCGAGCTAATACTGGAATGATGCCAGCAACAAGCCCCATCGCTAAATCTTTTGGATTAGTGTTGCCTGTCATATAGACGGCTAACATTCCGGCCACTGAGCTTCTCGCCCATGATGCAGCTAACGCCTTGATATCTTTCATTTCTTCTTCTCCTTTGGTTTCGCTTTTTGGATTAGCTCAACCACTGGATATTCTCCAGCATAGGTTGTCAAGCGAGCGCGAGCGAAACCAACAATCTCCTTGCCGATATAGCGTTGCTTAATCATCACCATTCCGCCGTTGCGTTGATCACCAGTGCCGGAAGTATTGCCCTCGATGCAATAGACGCTCGTTGCGCCAACCTTGACGACGATTCCGATGTGACTGATGCGATCAATTCCATCGTGTGGAAAGTCCATAAAGCATAAATCTCCAAGCTGCGGCTTATCTTCAATCCATCGCCCTAGCTCTTTCATCTTATGAGCTCCAGCAGCCGTTGAAACCATGGATGGAATCTTGACGCCGGCAGTGTGAAAGACCCAATTACAGAATGAACCGCACCAGGGCAATCCATCGGCCTTTGTAAACTTGCCGTACTTCGTCAGATTATCGCCAGTCTCAATCGTGCCGACTTCAGATAGTGCGACTTCGATGATCCGTGCAGCAGTGCCTTCCGGATACATTAGAGCCCAAGTGCCTTTAAGTCGTCAGCAGTCAAACCAAGTGCCTCGAGTTTTGCAGTTGCGCTTGCTTTATCGGCTGCAATTTGTGCATCTTGCGCTGCCTTCCAAGCATCATATTGAGCAAAGCCTGCCTCAAATTGTGCTTTAGTCAATGGGACGATTCCTGCATCATAAATAATGGATTTGAAATCATCTTCGATAATGACCCAACCGCCAGTTGAAATTAACATACTTAGTACATCTGAACCTGTTGCCATTATGCACCCACTTCGATAAGAGTAATTGAGGAATATCCTGTGCCAGGTTGAACACGAACGCTTCCGCTTGCATTATTATTATTAAACTGCGTTTTATAGACAATCGCAGAAGTACTTGAAGGACTGTCAAGATATGAATACGAAAAGGTTGGGCCAAGAACCGTTGATGTTACACCCGTGTACCAAGCATCTGAAACAATTTGTTTGACTAAAGTAGCACCGCGATAAAGTCTAAGTCCTACAGATTCATTTGCTCCACCACCGACTTTTCCGGCATATTGGTGAACAGTTACTAAGATTGTGCTTGTCGCTGAACTTGGTGTGATTGTTGCGGTCAAATTGGTGTCCGCATATGTTGCACTTGTTGATGTTACTGTGGTTGCAGTTTCTCCAGTGATGACTTGTAGCATTTTACCACCGCCTGCTGGTGCTGCCCATGTTGGAACACCACCAGCAACGGTCAAGACATTTCCGGTGCTGCCAATTCCTAAACGAGTGTTGGTGTTAGCCGTTGCTGAACGATATTCAATGTCACCAAGAGTTGTTGATGGATTGAGTGCCTTGAGCGTTGTATCGACAGGCTGACCAAAAGCAGCAAAATCTGCTGGAAGGTCAGTGACGAGATCTGTGGCAGTTGGCATTGGCCAGCTATAGTTTGTTGTTGGATTAGCCATTCATTTTTCCTTTTCTCATGCGACGATTGTAGCGTTTGCCCAATCTAAAGTCGGCGACACGGTATTCCATGCTTCAATTATTGGCACGTCGTTCCAGCGAACTACTTGCAACGAATAAGCCAATGGAGACATAAGAAGTGTAATGTCAAGCTGATTATATGAAGCGCGGAAAGTCCAGCCTTCGACAAAGCCTTGAAAGACGCCAGACGACATATTTGACGGAAGGTCGCTCAAAGCAATCGGCTGACCCATAAAGATATTGATAAGAGAGTCACGATCTCCATTGTCTAGCTCTGGATTGGTCAAAGCATAAGTGATTGAATCGAATATTGGTCTTGGATATGCTCGAAGTGCCAGATAGAACGCGGCCTGATCTTCGGCATCGGCTAGGTGTCGAAGCGTTGTTGTAAAGATTTGTGATAAATCGCCAAAAAGTGCAATCGATGCTGGATCTGTGTCGCTTACCTGATTTGATGAGTTTTGGCCGTAGCTGATAGTGATGTCATTTCTGACATCGCCTGCCCTTGTCTTGATGGTTATGCCTTGCCCTAGTGCGTGATTGGCAGTGAGATCTGTGTAGCCGTTAGCTGCAAGGTAATTCGTCCGGTGAGTCGAATCGGCATAGGAAATAAGGCCGGACGCGTCCTCGTATAAATAACCTAATCCGCTACTGGCAAGCGCGGCAACTAAGTCGTAAATAATAATGCGGTCTGATGAGCGTTGCGCCAGCTCATAATTGCCCGGAGTGTCAATTTCACCAAGTCCATTATTTTCAGCCGTCGCCCATGTCGTCGTTGGATCATAAGTGTTCCATTGAAGCGCGGCTGGAACCTGTTGCCATTGAGCCAATAGGACTTCGCGCAAGATTGTTTCTATCTGGTCGCCGTCAAAGTCATGAGATAAGACGCCATCTGTAAGAGCCTTTTGAAGCCTTGCAAGGGCTCCTAGAGCCGTGATGGTGACTTCCTGAGTATATGCGCTAGAGCCCACCTGAGACACGCTTACGGCAATATCGACCACTGATCCACCAAAGATTGGCACATAGACGGCCGACGTGTCCTGGACTTCAATCGACATTGTGTCGTTGATTTCGTAAGGTAGCGCAGCTTGACCAAAGATAATCAAATTGACTGAGCAATAACCGGCTTGGGCTTGCTCGTAGATATTCGTGCGCCCCGACGTAATCGTCAGATTGGCCAACACTGAATCGGTGACATCAGTGCCATCAATTTTAACGCGCCAGACTGGAGCCCATTGAGTCATCAGATTGCCTGAAGTGCAGAGGCTCCGCCAGTGCCACGATAGAAGGAATCATTAAGAGCTTTGATAATTGTGCGAGCCGTACCTTCGGCATCGATTGCGCCATTGACGGTGAGATTGATTCGAGCAGCGTTCTGAGAATCTGTGAAGCCTCCACCACCGGCGGCAGCTAAACGAGCTGCATTCTGTGAATCTGTAAAGCCTCCGCCTGCTGCTGCGGCTGCGACCTTGATTGCACCGGCTGCTGCTGAGGCAATTCCGCCTCCGCCGCCTCCTCCGCCTCCGCCTCCCCCTCCGCCTGAAGGAATGACTACCACTGGCACTGAAGATCCACCGCCAGAAATTGCACCTGGTGTTCCTGATTTAGCAAAGGATTGCGTGATTCCAGCCTTTGCTGCTAATTCTGCACCTAATTCAGATCCCGACATGCCCCACTTACTTGGATCAGTTATTACACCCAATAGACCTAGAGTTACAGAAGCAAACTTTACGACCTTGTCCAATGCTGCGATGATTGTATTGAGCCAACCAATCATCTTTCCTAAGCCTGAGCTTTGACCTGTGTTTGATTCACTATTGAACACAGTGAACATTTTTCCAAGCGAAACAGTGAGACTTTTAACTGTTTCTCCGAAACCAAATGCAGCCGTCTCAGTTGTTGTCATTCCGTCTTTCAATTTTCCTTTGCCGCTAAATCCTAACGCAAAGGCATTGAATGCTGGTAGAACATTGTCGTTAATATAGTCAATCAATGAAGTGACCATTGGCAACAAGCCTTGACCGATAGTTTCTTTTGCTTCATCGAAACTGACTTTCAAGATTGCAATTTTCCCCTGATAAGTTTCTGCATTCGCAGCAGCTGCTCCACCAAATAAATCTGTCAATTTTTGTTGGACATCTGTGAAGGTCATTGTTTTGAGCTCTGCTGCTGAAAGACCTATTCCTAATTTTCCAAGCGCGGCAGTATTTCCATCGTAGGCCTTACCGATTGCATTCGCGACAGTCTCAAGCGGCTTTCCAGTTGCCGTAGCGACATCAAGTGCAACAGTAAGAAGATCCTGAGCTTTGCTGATGTCTCCAGTAGAGATTGCTAATCGCTGCAAGGCTGGACGAAGCTTGTCATCTGCGACACCAGTAGCCAAAGACATTTTAAGAATAGAATCTTCGGTTGCTGCAATTTGTGCCTTTGTTGCACCTGTCGCGTTTTCTAAAGCGTTCGCCAGTTTATTTTGTGATGCTTCATCTTCGATTGCAGCTTTGACGCCATCAATTCCAATTTTAATTGCATAGGCAGCCGCAGCAGCCGCAGCAGCCGCGAAAGCGATTGACGCTTTTTTACCAAAATCTCCTACCTTGTCGGCAAATGTCTCGACTTCTGCCTGTGAGCCTTTTATGCCTTTTTTGAGATCTTCAAAGTCAGCATCGAAGGTAATCTTGACCTTTGGAATGCCTGCCATTATTTGAGCCCCAAATCGTTGATGATTCCCGTAACGATTGAAATATACTCCTGCGCAACGACTGGAGTGTAGAAGTCCACGCTTTTATTTAACCAATATCCTTCGCGATTATATGGAACCTTGAATCGGTTTGTGTACTTGCGCCCTGCTCTATCGATGCCCGGACGCGATCCATATTCTGAGCCCCACAGAAGTGCGCCGGCTGGAGCTTGAGTGCGTCCTACCTTTGCGCCTTTGCCGCTCTTACTTGGTCGGCCACCATAAGCGCGTCCAACTTTTTTTGGACCACCAATATCAACGCGAATCAATCGATCGCGTGGAGTAACAATTGATTGCAAGACAAGCTTTGTCTGTGGAGTCGGTGAGCCATGTCCGAACATCATAATCTGACCAGCTAGTCGTTTAGATAGCGGCTGAGCTGCATCTCGGACTCGACCTTGCGTTTCTTTGTCTAAGAGATTGAGTGTCGATATGAGATTTTTTAGCGCATAAGGCTCAACTTCAATGCGAAAGGTTCCTTGACCTTTCGTCGCCTTAAACGCCATTTCGTTTCTCCAATATCTCGAAAGCCGTATAGATCTGCTCCGCCGTCGTCCATTCGCTCATCGGTATTCCCGTCGCTATTGCTACTTCGACGAGTATGCGATTTACGCTTCCGGCGGCGTAACTTTTGGGAGAACGTCACCGACTGTCACGTCGGCTACTGTTTCACACCAGACTTCATAGCCCTTGACAGGCTTTCCACCAGCTTCGCGCTTCATTGCATTCCACGCAAGGAAGAGAAGATCAGAGATTCCAATCTTCTCCTGCGCCTGCGAGATTGTGTTGCCTGTGAGTTTCTCCCAACGAGCCCATTCTGGCGGCTGCGCCGTGTAGGTTGCAGATTCGCCGGACATGTATTCGATTGTGATTGGTAGTCTCATTCTGTGCTCCCGTTTCTGTTTTGTTTAGCTGAATGTGCCTGTTGGTGTTGTTGAGCAAAGCATTGCCCAAGTGTCAGCCTGTGCATCTGGTGCAGCTCCGCCGGCAGTTGGTGCTACTGGGAACACGTTGCCAGTAAAAACTGCTCCTGTTGCAGTTGTTAAGCTGAAAGCAAGTGCAGTGTTCGGAGCAGAAGTGAACGCAGTCCACATCGCTTCAAAGAGTGATGAGGCAACGCCCCAATCTGAAAGAAGTGAAATGTTAAGCGTCCACTGATCATCGATGTGCTTATAGGCTTTTCCATCAAGTGTCTGATAAGTAGTAATGACTGGCGCATTGACGAGAGTGACTGAAGTTGTCTGAGCGTCATAATTAACGGTGGCAAGCGTGAATACTATGTCGCGACCGGTGACTATTGTTGTTGGCATTTCTTTGTCTCCTTAGATAGTTTCTTGAGTGTAGTAAGTGCTGACCGCGAGATCCGCCACTAGTAGATTAGATGCTCCCACTGATTGGATTGTCGGTTGTTGCACGTCTCCGACAACGTATCCAGTTGGCATCGCTTGCATGATGCTTATGACTAACTGTTCAAGATTATCTAGTGCTCCGGCGTTGTTGTTATATGCAACGGCTGCACTGACAACCAAATTGACTTTCACGCGTACCGTACTTTTACCGATTGTCGTCGTCTCTAAATAAGGCGCATCGGGAACGATAACGCAAGCTGGTGGAATGACTGCCTCTGGCACGGTCGAATAAACTGATGCAGCTACTGATCCAAGTGCAGTGGCAAGTGTGCCTCGGATATTGGTCGCGATTGACGTTGGAGTAGGCATTTACATGGCCATCGTTGAGACATCAACGTAATTACCAAGAAGGCCAATGACGCGATTTTGAAGTGATCTTCCCATGCGAAATGGCGACGGAGCGAAATCTACGCCTTCAATCTGACCACCGGGTGCGACCACGCTCTGGAAGATTTCGACGCTGACGATGGTGACCGCCTGTTCGACTGCATCGGTATTTGCATAGAGCGTGGCCGCGTCTGCCCCAGATAGGTAAGCAACGCCGCCCGGTATTACTGGACGAAATGTAATGTCTGCATTAGTGATTGCTGAAGTAAAGTAGAAATATGGAGCCGGATATGCGAAAGGTAAGTAAGGAAAAGGATCATAATAATTTGATGTGACTGTCTGTGTTCCGTTAAATGTAGCTGGAACGCAACCTGTGACCACAACACTTTGGCCAGCGACGAATGTATTCGGCTTCTGAGTAATGTAATAGGCGACATTGTTTTGCAAATAAACGGCGGCGACTGAATTTTGATTGGCAGTCAATAGCGGCAAAATTACCTGCTCGGCTGAATCGATAATTCCTTCAAGATAAGCATCAGAATAAAGAGAAACAGAGACGCCAAGAACCTGTCTAAGACTGGCGACTGTAATGATTGCTGGCATCTCTGTTCCCTTTCGTGAGCTGCTGGGCTAGATACGGGAGCGCACCTAGCCCATGATTAGTTTGCTTAGGTTAGGTTAAAGCGACGTAGGCCACCTGCAAAGGTTGCTTGCGCTGCGATGTAACCGTAAAGCATGATTTCAATCTCGCCTGTTGTTGGCACGTTTGTTGCCAAAGTTAGAGCTGGAGATTCAAAGATTTCGATTGAACGTGGCTCGATGATGAACGCTGACTCATCGATGCTTGTGCTCACCATGTTTGGATCTACATAGTAATCGAGTCCAAGTACGTTTCCGCGAATTGATGTTGGAGTTGATGATCCGGCATTGTTCATAGGATTTCCAGCATTATAAATTGGACGTCCTGTTGTATCGGTTGCGCCGAGAAGCGTAGTCCAGATGGAAGTACCTGAAACAAATGACTTAGCAGTGCGCTTTGTTGCAGTGTAAGCAGCTGGTGCTTCTGTTGATACGAATGAAATCAATCCGGCTGAATCAGCAGCAGTTGCAGTTGCCTGTGTTCCACCAGCAGTGATTTGAGCAATTACATAAGCATCAGTTGCCTGAGCATACGCATCGCGAAGATTTTGAAGCATAATTTCATAGAATGATGGATCTGAACGATCTAGCAATTCTACTGAGTAACGCTGGAATCCAGCCTTCTTGATTACTGTCGCATTGACGTAAGCTGAAGTGATTGCAGTTGTTCCTGTTGGATCTCCGCCTTCTGCCACTGTTGCAGCAGTTGAATTTGCAGTGATTTTAGGAATAGACACTGTCATTCCGTAGCTATTAAGTGGACGTGTTCCACCGCAAGCTTCAATGACTGGACGATCTGCGTTTGTGTTAGTTGCTACATCGCGAACGTATGAAACTGGTGAGAACGCTGGATTTGTTGTGAATGAATCGTCAGCTGCTTTTACATATTGACGAGAATCTTCGTTGCCAAGTCCTGCTTTGATTGTGTGCTCAAGGTATGCGCCAGCAGTTGTAATTGGTGATCGTGGTGATGTGAAATAGAGCGGACGAGCTGCCTCGGCCTGTACGACTTTGGAAGCCTCAACCGTTTCGGCTGGTGCTTCTGTGACGGTTGGAGTTGTTTCCACTTCGTTTTCTCCTTCGGTAGTTT